CGTTAATAACTCCATACGTATCTCCTATACTGTATACAGGTAGTTCAAAGCATACGGGCTTCTAATATATCCTGGCTTAATAGAACCTTGATCAGTTTTCTGAGGAACTTCGCCAAGTTCTGTTGAATCTGTTTTGTCTGGATGCACCAACTCGTCGTCAGCCATTGAGATAATAGCTTCTGTAGATTCAAAGTATGGGCGTTCTTCGGTGATGAACTCTGAAATATTTACTAACGCAAGTTTTGCGGCGTCTATCGCTTCACTAAATGGTTGTTGAAAGTTGGCTTCAAATGCTCCAAAGAAAGACCCAGCCTGAATAGATTCAGGAATAACAATGCCACGCTTTTGTAAGTGAGTGAATAATCTGTTTTGAGCGCCGTACACCATGTCATTCATTGTGTCTTTGGGAAACACAACAACTTTATTGCCACCGGGAGATAACACAATATCAATATCAGCATGATCAAAAATCATCAGATCACCGTTAACGGCTTTACGGATGTTCATCTCTAACGTAACGACTGAGGATTGTTCACCTTTTTTGATCGTTATCTTAATTGCCATCTTCGGTAATTTCCTGTGCTAGTTCTTGTGTTTTTAATACAGTTAATACTACCTTTTCATTGATACCTTCTTTATAGAAGTTATCTAGCTTTTCAATAACTTGTTTTGTTTTACTTGAAAGCTCTTCGTCTTCTTTAATGATCTCGCTTTCTAATGAGTCAGAAAAAGTTTCTTTTAGTCTTGTGATTTCAGAATTTAAATATGTCTTAAGAGCAAGACCATTATCAGCAAAAGATGTGATATAATAGTTTAAAAGTACTTTTTGATTTTCAAGAAGTTGATCTTGATACTTTTCATTAAATTTACCTACAAAAGAATTAAGAACCAAATTGTCGATTGGTTCTAAAATGTTTTGTTGATCTTCTTCTGCTACCATATTGTCTATAATCTTATTTTCAAGAATGACAGAATTTTTTGGAGAAGATTTATCTGAAAACATGTGAGCTATTGAGGCCAATGTTTTATAGTTTGGCACAAAGTTGTTAAAAACTTCTGGGGTTAATTCTTTATTTACGTCATCAATCAAATCTGATTGGCTTATAAATAACCCCTGCGTGTCTAGCAAACGACTGGCTAATTTTGCTTCCTTTATTATTTTCTCTGCAACATCTCTATCAAGATTTTGCTTTTCATAAAGGGAGCGATAGTTTTGTAAATCTTTATATAACAGTGTACCGGGAGCGAAATGTTTCTTAATAAGCGCAACAGCTTTATCTTTAACTTCGTGGTTTTCTTTTATAACTGCTACAGTTGCTTCGCGAACCAAGGCTTCGAAAACAAACGCCGTATTACGCTTTTTGTTGTGTTTTATCTTCATTCTTTTGCTCCGTTACTGTCTCTTTTTCTTCAAGACCTTCGAGAAGAAGTCGAATGGTATCATTGATCTCAAAGAGTTTGGCTTCTTCTGTTCTCTCTCTCATCATATAAATAGACTGGTCTTCCTCATAAATCCCTTTTGAGATGCTTGGAATACTGTTGATCTCTGAACCGGGAAATACATTTCTTGTTGTGGCGCTACTTTTTTCTGCGCTGCGGTGCCCAGCATAGGATCTTGTACGTGGGCCGCTATCTTTTCTTGTGTCCACTTTTTTGGGATGGTATACCTTGCCCCTGGCGCCTGGGGTAAGTCTAGGAGAATTACGTGAGCCGGGAGGGACCGCCAATAATGGTGATTCTTCACCGCCAGCCTCGCCGGGCTCGCCGGCTTCACCGGGGGCCATTTCTTCGGGGCCTCCAAGTTCGGCGCCAAGTTCTCCACCAAGCTCTTCGCCACCGAGTTCACCACCAAGCTCTCCACCAAGATCGAGGTCCAATCCGGCACCTCCAGCGAGGGCGGCGCCTTCAGCCACTTGCTGAAGAGATGCGTCATGTTTGCGATCATAGTACATTTCACGTTGATTGCGTTGGAACTCTTCATTAGATATCCCGAACACATGTTCTGATACCCAACGTCGGGAGAAGAAACCTTCTGTCGCGGAACCAGCAATATCGAACTTCTGCTTCCAGTGTTCAAGTTCTTGAAGCTCGGCTATCTTTGATGGGTTATTAAGGACAAGCTTAAAGTTAAGAAGATCATCACCCCGAAAACCAAGAGTATAAAGGTGAATAATACCAATCTTAGTTAGCTCGGCAATAATAACTCTCTGTAATCTCTGAATGGTTCTTGCAAAGCGGATGTCTTTTTGTGCAAGAGTTGTCTTATCTTCGGCGGCGCCTTCACCCATCGCAAGATAAGCTTGAGGAATCTTAAGAGCTGAAAACAATTTGTCGCGGAGATATTTAATATCATCAATCGCTGTGATATTTTGCGCGCCAGGGAGTGTACTAATATCTGTAACAGACCCAGCGCGAACTGGAATAAAGTAATCTTCTTCTACAGCCATTGGGTTATAGCGCAAATCAACACGACCAGAAGATGGGTCAACAACGGAATGTCGTTTCAATTGTGATACAACTTTTTCCATATACTGTTCTACCTCTTGAGGTGGAATACTGCCTACATCAATCTTAAACATGCGGCGTTCTGATGAACGCACGACACGATAAGCCATCATCGCATCTTCCATAAGCGTAAGTTGGCGCCAAATGCGACGGGCGGGCTCAAGAATAGAGGTTCCATATGGCGCATACTTATCATTACCAAGAACGCGGAAATGTGCAACCTGCCAGTTTTCAAAAGTCATCCCGGCGGAGTTCCATTGATATTGAACATAGTTGGGGTTGGTGGAGTCTTGGCCCTCTAATCTCTCAATTTCCATCGGAGGTAGGGCGATTACAGACTTGATACCATACTTGTCATCAATGTCTAGATACAAAAAGAAGTCACCATACTTGCTCATTGTACGAGCCCAGCCAAATAAATTGTATTGAACGTTTAGAATTTGTTCATATAAGATTGTAAGAACTGCTTTAATTTCTTCATTAGCAGATTTAACATTTAACATCGGACGGAGATCTGAGTAGGTTGTCATCTCATCTGCATAAATATCCATTGTTGATGCAATCTCTGGTGTGTATTCCATTTGATCAAAATCAACATAGCGTTCAGCGCGGCGCTGGTTTTGGATGGCATGAGTTGCGAGAACATCAAGAGGGTTGTATAAAGACTTTTTAAACTGTTGACCCGACGCAGACTTAAAGCGTGAGGAGAATTTGTCTAAATGCTGTCTACGAATTCGTCGTCCTGTTTGTGAACGATAGCTAATAATCGGACCAGAGAACAATCTTGTTAATGCTTGAAACAAACCAGAGTCTCTGTTTGCCGGATTTCTTCCTTGATTTCTACTTGGTGGTGCCATTTATTTCCTCACTTTATAATCCATTTATATTGATCCCAATAGGACTTGGCTTCAGACATTATATCAGTTGCATTGCCTTGTTTGTATCCCTCTTGGCCTTTTATTTGTGTATTCATTGTAGTTTTAACGGTATAAATTGCATCAACAAAAGCTTTTTGATAATTTAAATCTCGCGCATTCGATTGAAGTGCTGTGTCTCTAACCCAACACGCAATCGCAAGAGCCATAATTAAATCATCGTTGTAGCCTTTCATTGCTTGCGGCTTCCCATTCCTCCAAATAAAAGTTTTAAACTCATTCACGGTTCGCGAAGAATATATCTTAATTAGTTTATTTCTTATAAACTCCTCTAATTTCGCCACTATAAGAGGTCGAGTTTTCATTGTAGTAGAAAAACCAGCAACAGCAGAGGTCTGATGTTCCGCTAGGTGCTGCTCAATATATTCATGTGTGGACTTAATGGAAAAATATATATTTGGATAAGCATATTCTATAAGTTTATCAAGAACGGTGTAACCAATATTATTATTTTCAACCACCATCATCGCATTTCCGAACTCTCTGCCAACTTGATTAAGCATGTTGGCAAACATATCGGGCGTAGCTTTTCCTTGATACTCTCCGATAATCTCTAGAGTTTCAAGTTTAATAATATGAAACGTAGAGAAATCGGCTCCATCGCCCCTTGACACGTCAACCGACATAAGATAGTTGCAAGTAGGGTCGAATTCTTCCCAGATCCAAAAGTTGCGGTCAAAGCCGGTGCGGTACTTTGGTTCGCACACATTAGACAGCAGCCACTCCATATCGTCGGAGTCGATAACAGTCTCTCCAGAAGTATTGAAGTTACACATCAACTCCTGTGCAATCTGGCGCTTGGACATGTTCTTTGTTTCTTTCTTATACCACTCTTCATCTCTATCGGGATGAACATCCCACGAAAGCGTTGTTAAATTAAAGTTGTTGGCGCCCGATTCTGAATCTGTACAAGTTTTATGAAACCAGTTACCAACGCCATTGGGTGTTGACAATGCAATACACCGCCCACCCGTAGATAGTGTAGGATACAACCCTGTCCATAGTTCTTCGAGACCTTCGATGTGTGCTGCCTCATCAA